TGTGGTGTGCCGTCGTCGCTCTGACCGGCAGGCCGTTTCTATCGAGCCGCCCATACCTCTTGCATTCCTCGCACAGGTAGCCGGCCCGCCGCAGTACCTTCTCTGCCCATTCCTTATGCCTGGGCGAATTGTAGTGTTTATCGTGCGGCATCTTTCTTTCCTCCTGATCGGTATGCAAGCATTACCCACCCCTCGCGCTTTCGCGCTGCGCTTCCCTTCCGCCTGGGGAAAGAAAGAAATCTCAGGCGGCTCCCATACCAATCCATAACAAAAGACGCCTGCCGTGCTGGCCTGCGTCTCATTCACAATTCCTGCTGATATTATTCTATGATCCCCGAAAAGTCACGTCAATGTATTATACATCATTTTTCTTTTTCCCGGCGTTCCTTCGCCCGCTCACCCCATATTCTGCCTTGCTTTGAGCGATCTAAATTTTTTATTTTTAATGATTCTGATTTTTGTTCCGGTTTTCCCCTTTTAATCGGCCCGCGCGGTTGATATACCGCGCCTCCAGGATTGAAACCTGTCACGCTTTTTCTGCGCTCATCTTCATCGATGCCGATATAACGCCGCGTGACCGTCTGGTTGCTGTGGTTAAACCACTGCCGCAAGATCTCCAGGTCCTTGTTTTTCTTATAATGCCAGTACCCGAATGTTTTTCTGAGCGTGTGGCAGCCGATGTAATCGCCCAGGCCGAACTTGTCAGCGATTGCCCTGATGTCGTTGTAGGCCGTCCGCCTGGTGATCGGTATCTGTACCGTCCCGTCCCCGGTCTCCATCCTGCTTGGGAACAGGAGATCGTCCATGTCCTTATCCCGGCACCTGTCCTGGATGATCTCTCTGATCGTCATGTTCAGCGGGATCCGTGTGGTCTTGCCGGTCTTCTGCTCAACCATCTCGATCCATTCTCCGCAGACGTTTTTCTTTCGCAGCCTGATCATGTCGCTGATCCGCAGGCCGGTATTGATCCCGATCTCGAACAGCAGGAACATCCGCTCCCCGTGCCAGTCAGTCAGAGCAGCCAGGCCCTCGCGGATCTCGCGCAGCTTATCCGGATCCTTTATCGGTCTCACCTTGTTCATATACCCATACCCCCGCGAATTCTTCTTTGATCTAACTGTTCGCTGACAACTTTTCCGATCTGTAGTGTATCACACGTGATCGTTATTGAATCAGGTGTCATTCTGATTGCGCTCTGTACCGGTACAGGCCGCAATGTTCCGCAATACTCGCAGATCTCTCCGGGCTTCACCGGTGCACCGCAGTTCCTGCAGTTACGATCACTGATCATGCGGCCACCTCGTTTCCTCGCGCTGTTTTACTGTCGGCCTCGTGGACCAGAACCGCCAGTACCCATCCGCTTGCGGCTTCATGTCCGCTTCAAAATCATCGAACACGCACGTGTCCTCACATACCAGCGTGCCGTCCGCACACTTCATTGATGCCATCAGGCTTGTCGTTTCGCCCTCTTCTGCATTATAGAACTCGATCCACACGATGCTCGTCCTGGGCAGCCGCCGGATCTCGTCCGCCGTCAGGATCCTTGCCTCGCTCATGCCACCACCTCCCAGCACTCTTTCTCCTTGTTCCAGTGTTCCAGCTTCTTCAGCTGATACTTTGAGATCTTCCCACGGTACACGATCCAGTTCTCGCTGCCCTCCCAGCCGTCGAACAGCTTCTCGGTGCCAGGAATAAACTCCGCCAGCCTGTCCCTGTCGTAGATCTGCCCGACGTCCTTTTCCGGGATCTCCACCGTGAACCTGTACTCCGTCCGGTCGTACCAGATCTTCCGTCTGGTCGCCCAGCTCTGCCGGCTGTGGCACCCGTCGTATGTCATCCACTGCCAGCCTTCTATCATGTACGTGTTCCACCGTGGCCGTATCGATCCCGGATTGATCAGCTGCTCACCGACGATCACGCCCTTCGTGATTCCCTGGCTGCGGATACCTCTCATATCTCTCTCGCAGCAGAAATGGTACACCGTGATCGGCACCTGTACACCCTCCCTTTTCTTTCACTGTTTTACCCACTGAATGTAATAAATGTTCTCTCTGTCCGTTTTCCTCATATAATAGGAAGAAACCATCTCAAAACCCGTGCATTTTGCTACACTTTCCTTCAATTCAGTGTACGAGGAAACATTAGCAAATTTAAAAAAATAAAAGTTGTCTTTAACGTAGCAGTCACTTCTTCGGTTCGATCACTTCAATTTGTTCTTTCAGAAGATTTACCGTGTTCTTCAAGGCTTTTGACAGGATAGCTTCGTCAATATCCAAATCATATACTTTTCCACTTCTTGCCATTCCTGCTGAAACACAATCGCAAACCATTTCCACAACATCGATCAGCGTCACATCGTCAGGACAGTGCCGTTTCAAATGATGCCGTTCCAGCTCGTTATAGTGCAGTTTTGACCACTCGCCGTCAAAGAAATCACGCTCTCCGCGAATTGTGGCACACATATCGTCATAGAACATAGTCGCATACGGTTCTGAAATCTTTGTCCAATCATGAATCAGAACAGACGTTTCCAACAGGTCGCAAAACCGCTTTGCCAACTGCGCAACATCTTTCCTGTGTGAATTGTTCGCTTTGTCAAATTCTTCTCTTGTAGGAACACTATTTGATACTCTTGAATCCCCAGCAGTATGCCGTTCCATTTTGATTTTGTCACCTTCAAATACTGCTTTCATTGTTCACAGTTCCCTCCATTCTGCATAAAAGCGTCAATTATTACCTTTTCCCTCCGCTTTCACGTAATACGCATAATTCGGCACCGGCCTGTGGATGATCCGGAACCCAGGATACCGCGCATCGAACAGCTCCGGCGTCAGATCCTCCTGCAGGTGTGCTTCCCACTGGTTCCCGTACATCGGCCCTTGCCGGTACAGGTACGGCACCGCGATGATCATTTCCCGGCACCGTGGCCGCGCGTACTCGATCACCCGCTGTGCCCGCCGACGCCGTACTCTTCCGCCACAAACTTCTTCAGCCGGTCGGGATCCCGGCTCCATTTCTTCACAGCCACGCTGATCCGTACCTTGCCGCCTTCGTTGCCGCTGCCGCTCTGCAGTACCCGTTCCAACAGCTCCTGGTCGTCCTCTGGCAGCAGCCGCTTCCCCTGTGCCGCCATCGTCTCAAACAGCAGCCCCATGATCCCGTCCGCGTTCATTCTTTAAACGCCTCCTCAATCTTTTTCCGGTAATAATTCACCAGCTGCATGCTCATGCCGGTTTCCTGGCTGATCTCCTCGTTGCTCATCCCGTGGAAGATCTTCTGCCGGATTAGTCCTTCCTTCTGCGCCGGTGTCAGTTTCTTCCGGTTCCGCTTCTCCGCAGCCCGCAGCTCCGTCTCCATCCGCCGCTTTTCCCGCCGCCGAACGCATCCCCAGCTGCACAGCAGCACGCCCTTGTCACGGTACGTCCATTCCTCCAGGGCGCACGTCCCGGCGAACATCCGCCCGCACTCCGGGCACTTCCGCTCAAACGGCCATGCTGTCGCGCCGGTGATCTCGTCGATCATCGGTGCCCGTTTATCCTTCCTGTTCACCGTGGTACCTCTCGCCGTGGTTGTAATGCCACTGTGCCAGTTTCCTGTCGCCACCCGCGATCCGCAGGCACCGTTTCATCTCCAGGTCGTCCCGCCGTTCCTCGTACCGGCGTGAATAAAAGATCCCGGCCATCCTGCTCATGAACGCGCTCAGGCTCGTGTATTCCGTGATCTCGTCCTCGAAGATCTCCGGCTCCATCCCGTCATGCAGCCACTCACAGATCCGCCCGTGCGCCTCGTTGTCGTCGATGTCCCCGCAGAACTGATCCAGGATCCGCTGCGCCACGGAAGCCCGCGCCCGGTCGCTGGTCAGAAACGCGCCGTCAAACCGGCACGGCTGTTCCCGGCCTTTCGCGTCGATATACGTTTCGTTCAGCCTCGCGCGCGCGTCCTGCTGACGATGATCAGACAGGTGTGTGTGTACATCCTGTTTAGGATCCGTATATGTCCTGTTTACGTTTATATTAATATCCCCCGTGTTGCCCCTCCGGTTGCCCACTTCGTTGCCCCACGTGTTGCCCCCTTCGTTGCCCCATGTGTTATCCGTTTTAAGCGGATAACATGAAGGGTAAAAAGGCAGAATCCTGTACTCCGGCGCGGCCTTATTCCGGTTTCCGTTCCGAAAGTCGATCCGTCCGTGCTGCTTCAGCGCGTTCCGCGCCCTGGCCATCGCGTCCCATTTAATCGGGAGATACGTGAACAATCGATCATTGGTGATCCGGATGAACCCGTCCGGCCATTCCGAGCCTTCCGCGCGCTGGTTGAAAATGTGCATCAGCGCGTACCACAGAAGCTGCTCGTTTGCCGTCAGGCGCTCATCAGCGGCGTACTCAATAAACCGCTCGTGTTCACGAACGTAATTGACCTGCATACTGTTGTCCTTTCTTCTTATAAGAAATCCTCGACTGACATCTGCCCGGGCAGGGTTATACCCCCCCCGGTGCGTTCTCCGGGATCTTTGCCGTCTTTACGGGTTTTCCGCACTGGGCGCAGAATATCCGCTCTTCCACCTTGCAGCTCATCACCGCGTTGAATGCCTTCACCAGCCATTCTGCGCCTTTCCTGTCGCCGCTGGCTCCGGCCTTTTCCTCCAGCTGATTGATTCTCCGTAAAACCTCACTCCTTCTGATCAGCGTCGCCACTTAACATCACCTCCTCCCGGATCAGCCCGGCCTGTGCCGCCAGGAACGCCGCCCGGATCACATACCGGTCCTGCCGCAGCTTCACCGTCTGCCGGCTGCACCCGCTGAACCGCGCCAGATCCGCCTGGCTCATTCCGTTCCCGTAGATCATGCTCGCCACATAACCTTCGTTTGTGTTTTTCACCGGATAGATCTCGTCCATCTTCCGGAAAACGGCCTCCCATTTCCGTGCCTTGTCCAACTTCCGTTCTGCCCGCGCGATCGCGATCACGGCGCGCTCCACCCGGCTTTCCGGTTTTCCGCCCTTCGCGCCGCTGCCGGCGGCACCGCTGGGCATGGAAATATCAGTGGCCCGCGCCCGTGCTCGCGCCACCGCCTCCTCTGCCTTCCGGATCATCTTCCCGCGCTGTCTCAGCCGCTTCTCCACGATCCGGTACACAGCCTCCGGTATCACGTTCATTTTCTGCCGCCCTCCGTCGCCGGATCTCGTCCTCCGTCAGGATTCTGATCACGATCCCGTATTGACTGCACCAGATATGCCCGTCCAGCCCGCACCTTTTCCTGTGCGGGCATTCCGGACACTTTCTTTCCTCCCAGCATTTAAGCGCCACCCGCTGCGTGCTTTTCCCGCAGCCGGAAAACCAGCCGGATGTTCCCGTAATTCTCGATCAGCTTGTAAACATTCCCCAGCGCGATCTGCGGAATGTCGTGCAGGTCCTTCACCTGCCACCGTCCGAGAATGGTCTTTCTGATGTCCGCCCGCACTGCCCGCAGGTCGCCGATGTCCCTGAAACCGTGCCGGTCGCAGAAGGCGTCCGCCGCGGCCCTGATCGCCGCGTTGATCTTTTTCACCTCGCCGTGGTTCACCGTAACCTGCCGCTGCTGGCTCTGCATGTCCTCCAGCTTTTTCCGTGTATCCCGCACAAGCCTGGCCATCTGCGCCACGATCAGTTGCAGCTCGCCCACGCTCTGCCGCAGGTCCTTCGCCGTGTCCATCGGCACCGGAAAACAGGCTTCCCATTCCTTTTCCGCCTCCGGAGGCATTTCTTTCAGCATTTCGCTCATATCACGTTCGCCTCCGTGATCACTGGCATCTCCAGAGCCGCCTGTATCCTGTTGATCCATTCCTGCAGATTTTCCAGCCCGTGCCGCACCGCGAACGCGTCCCGCTGCAGGCCCACCGGATCGAACGTCATCATGTCACAGCTGCACAGGAACGTGTTCACCGCATCGTTCAGCAGGATCCCCACCGGCTTTTCCGGCTGTTTCCCGCCGTCGCCGTCCATCTGGATCCGCTCCAGCTTGGCCTCGGCCTCGTTGGCCCGTTCCTCGGCCTTTGCCGCCGCGTCCAGAAGCTCCTGCTGCTCCATCTTCAGCCGGTTGTAATCCTCCGGAACCACCTCGACCCGCTTTTCCACTTCCACCCGGTTGTTCTCCGCGTGAAGCAGTTTCCCGCGCAGGTCCTCGTTGTACTGCGTCTGTTTGTTCAGTTCGTTCTGGAGCACGCTCACCTTATTCCGAAGGTTTGCAGCCTCCTGGTTAAACATCTTCGCGTCCTTTTCGGCCTGGTTGGCCCGCATGGTCTCCGCGTTCGCCGCCTCGGCTGCCTTGTTCCGCTCCTCGGTCAGTTTCCGTATCTCCGCGGCGCTCATGCTCTCCGCTGCCTCGGCCAGCGCTTCCCGGTCTTCCTTCGGCGCGGCCATCAGTGCCAGGATCTTCGTGTATGGCAGCTGCGCCATCTTGCTGTCGCCGTTGACCTCCCGCGCGATCCGCATATAGTTCGCCGCCGTGCTGGCACTCAGGCCGATCTCCTTCAGCCAGGGCAGCCATTCCCCGTGCTGGCATGCTTCTTTCATTTCCACCAGGTCCATCCCGATTTCCAGCGCGTTGTTCACCATGCTCCGCATGTGGATCCGCACGCTGGCCGTGATCTCCTCCCGTGTCCGCCCACTGGCGGTGATGATCGTGTTCTCCGACAATGTGATCCCCTCCAATATTGTTTTATAGTTCATGGCCCGCGGAATCGAACCGCGCCGAGGGTATTGAGCCCGTCCAGGCAAACCTGCGGCCATGTCGTCGTGTGGGTCTTTCCCCACCGTCACAGGTCTTTCCCCGTCGCCAGCTTTATACTGAGTATTTTGTCGCCGTCTTTCCGGCTGTCCATTTCAAGGCGAAACCTTCCGCGCCCCGCAGCGCGTAGCACGATCCTGCGACAAAAGTCCGAAACAGGAGCGGTTTCACTTCCTTTCTAATTATTGTTTATTTTGTTGATTGTCGCCGCGCCGCTCATCGTTTCCGATTCCGCCTTTACTTTCGCGTCCTCATACGCCTCATGGAGCCGGCTGATCTTGTTCATCACCCGACCAAACCGCACCTGATCCATGAAGTCGTAACTGTACTCAAACCGGATCTCGCCGGTTTTCCGGCTGACCGTTGCCGCGATCGGCACCCGCGCAGTCGCTTTGTCCAGTATGATCCCCGCCACAGCCAGCCCTCCTTTCACAGTATCCTCAACTGCCCGGCCACCGGGTTGAACAGCATTTCAATGCCTCCGGTTTTCCGGCTGATCTCCCTGGCCTTTTCACGGTTCCGGGTGCGCCATGCGTCGTGCGCGTAAATGCTCCAGCGTAGCTCGCTGGATCCCAGCACGCGACCGACCAGGTATTCCCCGTTCTTACGGATGATCACGCATGTCGCCAGTCGTATGTCCATCACACGATCTCCAGGCTCATCAGGAATACCGTGATCTCCTCGATCTGCTCGTCGATCTTCTGTGCCTCCAGCAGGTACGCCTTATCGTTTGTCGTTTCTTCTTTTCCGTTGAATTGTTCCGCCACCGGCGCGGTGGCCGTCAGGCTGTGCGCCCCGTCTGCGATGTGCCGCAGGTCGCTGTCCTTTGCCCGGCCCTTCGCCTTGCAGATCACGCTGTACATATACGTCAGGCTGCTGATTAACTCCCGATACATTCTTTCTTTCCTCTCTTTCTTTCGGTGCGGCAAGCGCTGCCGCTTTCTTCCGTTGCCATTCCTTCTGTTTCTCATAGACCATCGGCTTCCCGTGTTCATCCAGCAGCGCGAACGCTGGATTGAACGTTGCCTCGCATACGCCGCCCTCCGCGAGGGTCAGCACGTGCCGGCAGCTCATCTTCCGGCACTCCGTGTTCTTCTCCGGATCGCACCAGTACAGAACCGCCTCGTCGCTCATCCGGTTTTCGCCTCTTCCTCGCTGATCAGATCGTCCACCGTGCACTTCAGCGCCTTCGCGAGTGCGTAAAGCGTATCGACGCGCGGGTATTTATTCTTCCCGCTCTCGATGGCACTGATCGTCTGCTGTTTGATCCCGCTGGCCTGGCTCAGCTCTTCCTGTGTCATTTTTCGCCGTTCTCTCATTTTCTGCAGAATTACCATTTCCGGCCCTCCTACAACAGATGTAACAGTATACTACTACAAGTTTTATATTTCGTCAACAACTTTTGTTGTATTATATCTGTAACAGAATACATTTTTTATTGTAAGAAGGGAGTGAACGTATTGTCGGTTGCTGATAACGTAAAAAAGCTCCGCCAGCAGCGCGGATGGTCCCAGGTTCGCCTTGCGATGGAGGCCCACGTCTCGCAGCAGTCCATCAGCTTTATCGAGCGAGGCCGGAACGAGCCGTCAGCCGATATGATCCGTGCGCTGGCAAAGGCGCTCAATGTTTCCACCTCGGAGATCATTGATTCCGCATCTGCGAACAGTCGAACAATTTCACAAAAAGAAATTCAACTGCTGGAGATCTTCCATCAGCTGAATGTTGCCGGGCAGGATTTCTTACTGTCCCAGGCAGAATCTATTCTGCAGCAGGCTGCCTTCCGGCAAGAAGGCTCTATATCATCCGCTATGTGAATTGAAAGGAGAACATCATGCGAAAAATAATTACATTTGTATTTACATTTGTAATGATTCTTTCATCTGCTGCCCTGGCTGAGCCTGCTTTCACAGGCGCGTGGGCGACCGTGCGGGATCTGGATAATTCCGTGACGGAAATAATCATTCTGCGCGTATTTCCCGATCATATCGCTTTTTATTCCCGCCAGCAGTTCACAGAGGATAAAATCATCGAGGAAGAAAAGATGATTTGCACCTGGGAACAGGACACTGATATATCGTTCCTGCTGATCAGTGACACCGGCGAGAATATTGGCAGATATGGACTCATAAACGAAAGAAGATTACTGGCTGCTGACGATATGTTTACCAGGTTCGACTTCTATGCCAGGGAAACACCGCAGCCGGAGCCGGATCCAACTGAAACGCCGGAACCGGCAGGCATCACTGTGCCGTCCGGCGTCTATGTCGCCGGCGAGGATTTCCCGGCGGGTACATACCGCGTCGAATTGGCGGATCCGGACAACGGCGGAGTGTTCCTTCTCTATGACAGCATCAGCGACGCGAACACCGCCTTTGCTTATCTCTATGAATACCGGATCAGCAAGTATTCCTCCCCGGTTGTCGGCAAGATCGAGATCAAAGCCGGAAACGCGCTGGCCGTCCGGAACACAGTGATCGTCCTGCTGCCGTATGAGGGATTACAATGAGCGATCAGAAACTCTGCCTCGGCTATTCCCGCGTATCCTCTGAAGAACAGGCTGCGCACGGGATCTCGATCGACGCCCAGCGCGGGATCCTGGAGGGTTACGCTGCCATGACCTCCCAGCAGATCCGGATCTATGAGGACGCCGGGTACTCCGGAAAGAACACGAACCGCCCGGCCCTCCAGCAGCTGCTTGCTGCCTGCCGTTCCGATGCCGTTTCCGCCGTGGTCGTCTGGAAACTCGACCGCCTTTCCCGTTCTCTCCGCGACACCCTCGCGATCATCGAGGACGTGTTCCAGCCGCGCTCAATCACCCTGGTCTCCGTCACCGAGTCCATCGACACCTCCACGCCTTCGGGCCGAATGATGCTCAACCTGCTGGCGTCCTTCGCCCAGCTGGAGCGCGAGCAGGATTCCGACCGCGTGGTCATGGCGCATAAACACCTGGCCCGTGACTGTAAATACCTCGGCGGCCATATTCCCCTCGGTTACTGTATCGACGCAGACAAGCATTATCAGCTGGATCCCGTTACCGCGCCGGTCGTCCGCCGCGTTTTTGAAATGTACCTGTCCCGCAGCGGGTACACCCCGATCCTCGATTATCTGAACTCCTTCACCTTCTCCGGCACCCGGAAAACACCATTCGGCAAGTCGGATCTTAAAAACCTGCTGAAAAATGAGATCTATTCCGGCACATACGTGCGCCGCATGGGCGCGGATCCGCGTCACCGCATCACCGCCCCGGAGACGATCCGCGTCCCCGGTGGCGTGCCGGCGATCCTCTCCCCGGAGGAATGGCAGCGCGTCTGCGCCCTTCGCGCCCAGTCCGAACGCTCCGCCGCCATTTATAACACCCGCCAGGTTTATCCGCTCACCGGTCTCGTCTGCTGTGCCGTCTGTGGCGCCCTGATGCCCCTCAATTACGGCGGAAAGGATCGGGATGGATCTGTGCAGCGTTATTACACCTGCCGCGCAAAATGCACCCGTCCTGCCCGTCTGGAGGGCCTGCAGGACGCTGTTCTCTCTGTGGTGGAGAATATGGCCGCCTCCGGCGCTGAGGCCATCGCAGCGGCCTGCTCTGTGGCAAACAGCTATGCCGACGCTGCCGACGAGGATCACGCTGCCGAAGCCCGTGCCATTGATCAGCAGATCATGGATATTAACAAGCGTATCGCGTCCATCGTTTCCTTCATCTCGAATCAGGGCGCGGAAGCACCCGCTTCCCTGGCTGATGATCTCCGGCGCCTGGAAAAAGAACGCGACGATCTGCAGGCCCGCGCCTCGTCCCTTCGCCATCCGGCGTCCAGGTATAACGCCCCGGCCACCGTTGCCGCGATCACGGCCTGCGCGGGCATAAAAAAACAGCCGCCCGATCAGCAGAAACTTCTGCTCCAGGCGGCTGTCCATAAAGTGTTGGTGTCCGATGAAGAGTATAAGGTTCTCTTCAACTGGCACACGGGTGGTGGAGATGAACCACCACACCCCGTCAGCCAGTCTTTCCATCGTCCTGCGCGGCGATAACCTTCGCCTGGTTCCTCGGCAGCTCGTGAACGTTGGCCTCAATGTAATCGCTGGCCAGCTTCTGTTCATCGATCCCGAACGGCACATCGTCCACTCTCGCGGCGTCGGCCACGATCAGCATGGCCTTGTTTTTGCGTATTTCGTCGTCCGGTTCCAGTTCGCCTTTCTTCACCAGCTGCTCCACGGCCAGCACTGCCGCGCGGCTGTATTCGTAGATCTTGCCGACCAGGCCGCTGCCCATCGTGACCGGCATATCTTTGATCACTTCCGTGATCCCCTCGAACGTTTCCTTCTTGATGATCTTCTTCTGGATCAGGATCATGATCAGAAACGCGATGATCACCGCCACGGCCAGCGCGATCATCGTCATGTCGCCTGTGTTCATATTCTTCCTCCCCTCAGTATTTTCCTTTTCCGTCTCCGATGACGTCCAGGTACTGCGCCATCATATAACCGTGATAGCTGCCATATTTCACCTCGGCCCACTTCTCACCGGGTGTCACGATGTCCACCGTCGTCCCCAGCGGCACCCGCGTCAGAATCTTCTTATTCATAGCCGCGCCAGAACGTAGGTTCACCGTCCCACCGGAATCGGCCACGACCACCGCCTGGCTTCCGGTGCTGGGTGTGTTTGCTGGTGTTTTGACCGGCACGCTCGCCTTGTCGCTCGCTGCGTTCACGATCGGCTTTGCTTTCCCGTGATACAACCAGTTATTGTTCACCAGGTCGTTCATGCTCCGCACTGTCAGCGTCTTCATTCTCGGACTCGTCATGTGTGTGAGCACAAGTGGGCTGATCGTGATCGGCTCCAGGCTCGTAATCGTCCCGGCGTGGTAATAATCCTTCAGATCGCCGTTATAATAGGCTTTTCCTTTCCAGTACCGATCCGGCAGCTTCCACTTGCTGTGTCCCTTCTCATAGGCCTTTAACATCACGTCGCCCAGTTCAATCTCTTTCAGTGTCGTGATCTTTCTCAGGCCGACGATCTGGTACCGCGCCGCATAGTTGCTCCCGTGGATCCCTGTCCACGTCAGGCCCATTCTCCGGATTGCCCCGATGATCAGGCCGATGCAGTCACACACGCCGTTGCTGCCGTCCCCCGGCTGCTTATACGCAGGATTCGACGCCCGGATCTTCTGAACCATCTCCAGGAACTTCTGGATCAACTGCTTGTATGTCATCCGTTGCTCGCCTCCTCCGGTTCCTGATCGTGCTCGCCGCCGTCATCCCCGCCGGATCCCGGCGTGTTCTTCAGCCCGATCTCGATCTTTGCCTTGCTCAGCATGGCAAACGCGGCCTTTTCATAGATACTGTTCTGCGTATACGCCCACACGTTCACGATCATCACCACTGTCACGATGATGCCCATATAAACGCAATATAGGGCGCTCCCCGGTGTCAGCAGGAAAAGCACGCTCAGCCAGGTCATAAAGAAAAACCAGAACACAGCCGTCCACCGTGCCAGCTTCTTCGAGAACTGTTTCCTCGGATCGATCCGGATCTCGCCCATTTCCGTCACCTCATGCGAAACCGCCGCCGTTTCCGCGCGGCCTTGTCGGCAGCGAGAGGAACTTTCCCCGGATGTCGTCCATGACTCCGTTGGCGCCCAGCGTGTGGTATTGCTGGTACATATTTTCCCAGTTGTCCCGGTCGTCGGCGTCCGCGTATCCTTTCTCCTCATAATACTTGTACGCCTGCAGCAGACGATCCCGAAGGATCGCCTGCAGCCCCTCCTTGATTGCCTTGTTCTGTGCGAGCTGCACCTTGATGAACCCGATCAGCGCAAGGAACAGTCCAGGAACCCCAAAAAGCGTCAACCAGTTGTAAACAGTCATAGTCTTTCACCCGTCCTCCGTTTCATATCTCGATCTCCTCGGCGCCTGCCAGCCACTTCGCGTAGTGTCTCCGGATATGTTCCTCCAGGTCACCCGCCCACTCCGGATCCTTTGGATCGATCCCGCGCACCGCCAGCAGCTTGATCCCGTAATCCATCCGACCGGTCAGGTTATCGAACATCGGCACCACCTCGCCCGGCGTCAGATATACGTCTATCAGTCCGCCGCCCGCCTGCACAATCCGGTAAAAACTGTTCAGCGGCATATTCTTCAGTCTTCTTCCTTCGGCCTCGGCCCGCAGATCTGCGCAGCCTGCGCCTCTGTAATCTTCCCGGCGTCTGCGTATTCCCACACCTGCGCCGCCGTGATCTCATGCCTCCGGTACTTGTTCCGGATGATCGTGTACATCATTTAGATCTCACCTCCGGAAACGATATAGTCCTCGATCGCGGCCACCCGTTCCTCCAGAGTCGGCAGCGGCTCCACCGGCTGGCTCCCGAAGGCCCACCACTCGTCGAAATTCGCCTCGATGTCCGCCGCCGTTTCCGTCCGTCCTGCTTCCAGGTCGAACTTCACCTCGTCGTACACATAAATCACCTGGCTGTCGTTCTCTTCCTCCCGGATATTTCCGGCAAGCCGCACGCTTTTCGTGCCGTCCTGCCAGTTATCCATGATCACCGCAGAGGGCTGCACACTGCTTTTCGTGTCTTTCAACAGCATATTTGACTCGCTCCTTTCGTCTCCGCGCGTTCTCCCGGCTCCAGTACGCCTGCACTCGCCGGGCGATCCGCATCAGTTCCACCACATGATATTTCTCCGTGAATCGCCTGCAGTTTGCGTTCCGGATCATGCCGTTCCGGCTGATGATCTGGCACGCCCGCTGCCGTTTGATCGTTCCTGTCCTCCGGTATTCATCCCAGGCCCGTGTCATGCACCGGATAATCCTCGGTGCGTTCCGTTTCCGGATCGTGATGTGCGTCCGGCTGATCCGGTATCCGCCCGCGTCGATCGCTGTCACGCCGCGCCCGGCCTTCTGCCGATGCTTCCGGTTCTTTTCTTCCTCCATCGTCATCAGCTTCATAATCCCGGTCGTCGTCCGGCTTTTCATGCCGAATTGCGCGTCCAGCCATTCGCTTAGTTTCTTCACCGCCTGCTTGATTCCGCTCCCGCTGGATCCCAGCAGCACGATGTCGTCCATAAACGTGACCGCCCGGATGACCAGCGGGTATTTGTTCCCGCGCCGGCTTTTACTGAGTGAAAGCACATACCGCAGTGCGTAGCTCATCACATAGTTGAACAGCCAGGCGTCTAGATAGCCGCCGATGATCAGGTGCCCGCCCGGCGCGGCTGCCGCCAGCACGCGCATCACGGACAGGATCCATCCGGCACGTGGGATTTCTTCCGCCATTAGGCGGATCACCGTGCTGTACTGGATGCTCGCGTAAGCGTGCGTCCCGTCCAGCTTCTGAAAATAGCGGATGCCGATCTTCCGGTTCAGCATCCGCTTGATCTGCCGCGCCAGTCCCGTCTGTCCGCGTTTTGGGATGCTTGCGTGCTGTGTTGGCAGGATCCGCGCCTGCAGCAGTTTTTCGATTCCGATCTTCACCACGTGCCCCAGCAGCTGGTGCCGGTAACATAGCGTTGCTATGTCCCGGATCTTCCCTGTCCCTCCGTCTTTTCTCGGTTTCACGGTTACGGGATACAGCTCCGGGTCTTCCCCTCGCCGAATCCCGTCCACCATGTCCTCGACGACCAATGCCACTTCCTCCAGGATCTCGTATTTCACGCCGAACCGCAGGCCGTTGTTCTCGACCTCGTTTTTCAGCAGCTCATACCGGCTGTGACCTGTCCATTCCTCGATGAAGGTGCGCACGTCGCCCCGTCGCCATTTATCCTGCAGGCACTTCTCCGCAGCCAGGTAAGCCACGTCGTGATCAAACTCCCGCCACAGCCTCGGCATGGATCAGCGCCTCCTGTGAAAAGACTTTCTGTTGAACTCAGCGGCTTTCATCATGAGAACCCTTTCGTCAGGGTCTCTTACACCTACTCGCCGCACACGGTCGCCCCTCGCGCCGTGCCTGAGGCTTTCGCCCCGTGCTGGGATTAGCTGATTTTCATCAAAGCGGACGTCGCGATATATTGGACACCATTGTGGTGCCTTCGCTGATGGATGTTTTCATCCATCGCGTCAGAAAGCCGGGGCCGCTCGTTCCAGTTCGCGTTCGACGGCGTATTGTTGCCATTCGCGCCCGCCAGGCCGCCATTGGCGTCGTTGTTGAGATTGCAGAACCGCCAGGGCGCCCGGACGCCGGACGAGTCGTTGAAATTGAAAGCCGACATATCACGAAATCCTTCTTCCGATGCTGCTGGGCACCGGTTTAGATCGTTATCAGGGGCCTGCCGCCCCTCTGGGCGGCATTAAGCCGCCCATTCACCCCGCTTTTTCCCAGATCCGGAAAGCCGGGGCCGCTCGTACCAGCTCGCGTACGACGGCGTAACGCTGCCACCCGCGCCCGCCAGGCCGCCAAGGGCGCCGCCGTTGAGATAGCAGAACCGCCAGGGCGCCCGGACGCCGGACGAGTCGTAGAAACTGAAAGCCGACTTCATCCACTTGCTGCTCCCGGTATTCGCCGCGCCGGCGTATTCCGGCACGATCATGCCGTCCGTCCGGATCTGCAGGTGTTTGATGTACTGCCAGCCGCTGTTCGGCCCGGTGAAGGTGCCTGCTGCGGTGTAGTTCGTCACCGCGCTGGCCTGGCTTTCACTGTCCCGGCATACATACACGGTGTAGATGCTCTTCGGTGTCCGGCTGGCGTCCCAGTCGCTGTTCCACAGCGGATCCAGCCCGACGGCATATCCGCCGTCGATAATCTCCACGCCGGCGATCCGCGCCGGTGTTTTGCCGTTGGTGCAGTTGTAAAGGCTGCCATCCTTGTGTCCGGGCAGGTGCTCGGTGCTTCCGGGCGTCCAGGGCAGTGTCGCCACATGGTCGCCAGCTTCCGTGTCGAAGGTGGAGCTGACGTCGAGATGCACCCGGCAGTAATCCGTTCCCTCGATGTTGACCGTCTCTTTCCGCAGCACGTTCCCGCGTGCCCGCTGCCCGCCGCGTGCGCTGCTACCGACGTCCAGGAAGCTGCCGATCAGGATGTTCTCGCCCTGGGCCGTGGTGATCACCACACTCTTCGCGCCGGTTTCCGCCACCGCGATCGTGTAATCCAGGTTGTAGCTAAGGCACCCTTCGATGATGCCGCTGTTCTCCAGGTCAAAGTGCCGCAGCTGGAACAGATCCAGGATCACGTCCAGATCTGTGTCGGAATAGACGCCCTCGTAACTGTTCCATTTCCGGGCTGCCGTCAGGCCGTCCGCTGCGCTCTTGTTGATCGCCGTGGTGTTTCCGTTCCGTGCCCAGCTCAGGCCGTCAAAGCCGCTGCCGCTGGTCAGCTTCTGGCCGTACATACTCCCGCCGAAGGTCGCCTGCCAGCTCATGTGCCGGTGCGCGTTCGTGGTAGGCGCCACGTCCGCTGCCCAGGGTGTAAACCCGCCCTCGTGCTGCGTCGCGAACGTCTTGTACTCATACGCGCCGTCCGTGTACCACCTGCGGAACAGCGCCAGCCGTCCGGTGTACACCGGGCCGCTGTTCCCGCTGATGTCGAAGTCATCATCCACGCCTTCCACCGCCAGCACGTTCATCGTGCCGTCCGAAAGGCTCAGCCCGTTGAACCGCAGGTACCAAGTCATCGGATCCTCGTCCGCCCAGTCAAAGGTATCCGGAGTCACCTCGGTCGCGCAGACCGCAGCAGCTTTATCCGCCAGGTCGCCCAGCGGCGTCAATGTCGTCACGCCCGTGCTGTTCACCCGGTAATCCGGCCCCCGCAGCGTGTAGTATTTGCCTGCCCAGGCGTCGCCCAGCAGCTTGAACCACCGGTCAAGCGTGTGGTACCGGTTCTGAACCACCGTATCCTCGCTCACCGCGTCCTGTGCCCGTGCCAGCGGCCACCAGTCCCGGAAGATATTCGTGGTGTTCTCCCCGTTGATCATCGCCCGGAACAGAGCGTCCAGTGTTGCCGCGTCAGCTCCGGACGAGTGCCCGGCCAGGATCGCGTCCCGGATCTCGTCCAGCTGGGGAAGGTATACGTTTTTTCTGGTTTCTCCTGCCATCTTTCATTCCTCCTTGTTATTCCAGGACATACGGGATCCCGTCCGTGTCCACGTAGCAGATCCCGGGCCCCTGGGCCGCCACGACGGTCTCAATGGCCTCCTGGGCTGCCGCTTCCGCCGCTTCCTGCGCTGTTTCCGCAGCCGTCACGTGCCCGGCGGCTTCCTGCGCCTTTTCTGCCGCTGCCGCCTGGCTCGCTGCCGCTGCATTGGCGTCTCCCTGGCTCAACTCCCGGTAGTATTTCGCGTTGTTGTGGTATGCCGGATCGGTGTCCGGCACGTCCGTGCCGTTCTTTTTTCCGGTTGCCCAGGCTTCCGCGTCGTCCTCGCTGTCACTGGCCTGCTCCGCGTAGTATTTGCTGTTGTTGTGGTATGTCTGGTCGCTGCTGGATACCGGCACGCCGTGCCGCTCGCCAACCGCCCAGGCTTCCGCGTTGCTCTCGCTGCTCGCGCCGCCCATTTCGACCGTCGCGCTCACCTCGATCGTCGGTGTGACCTCAATCGGGATTCCGCCTTCGTTCTCTGTCATCGTCCTGTCTCCTCCCTCGTCAGATCAGCGCCGCCGTGTCGATGATCCGGATGATCTTGTTGTTCGTCTCCGTTGGCGTGTAGACGTCGGTGCCGTTCACGATCTTCCCGTCGTCATAGACCGGCTCCGTCGCCGCCGTGATCGCGTAGATGTAATCACCGGCGCTCAGGTAGTCCGTGTCCGTGTTGATGAACGGGATCTCGATCGCCCCGTCCACCACCTGGCAGATCTTGCTCTTGACCTCTGTCCCGCTCTGGCTTTTCATCATGAAAAGCACCCGGTCATCGTTCCCGAACGTGTACCCGCTCAGGTTGATCTTCAGCACCCCGGTGTTCCCCCTGTGCATCAGGATCGTCGTCCCGTCCGTGTCCAGTCTGAACACTGTCCCACACCTCCTGGTCTTCCTTGTTTATTTGGTGATCCGTACCTGCACCGTGTTATTGTCCATCCGGTACGCCACGATCACGTTCCCGTATCCTTCCCAGCTGCGCCCGTCGTCGCTTTCGATCGTCTCCGCGTCCTCGAAGTCCGCCGCGATCGCGCTCAGCTTCCGCATATCGCCCTTCAGCTGGATCATGATGCTCCCCTCGCTGTGGATCTCGATCGCCAGGTCGGCCTGATGCTCCGTAGCCACGCCGGCCTTATTCACCGTGATTTGCATCTTCTTCCGCCTCCTTGACCGGCTCCCGGTTTACTTCAGCCGCCGGTTCGCCGTCCGTCTCGCTCGTTTCTTCTTCCGGAAACAGTTTTTCCGGTGCCTTCCCGTCTTGCGCGGCCTTCATCCTCTTCTCGTTTTCTTCCCGCGCCCAGGCTTCCATGCAGGCTTCAAGGTTGGAGATTGCCTGGGAGATCGGGATGCCGATCTCCCGCACAAGCCGCGCCGGCACCTGGATCCTGCTCAGGATGTTGATCGTCTGGAATACTGCTTCGTCGGTCGTGATTGTCCTTTTCTTCTCGTCCATTTTCTTTCTTTCCTCCTGTTGGTTTAATAATATAGATTGTGCGTGCTTCCGCTGGTGAACGGGATGCTTTCCGTCGCGGAGTAGGTGTGCTCGCATCTCAGCGTGCGCGTGCCGTTCGAGTTGTAGATAATCGTACAGTAGAAGCTGCTCAGGTATGTCCTGCTCGAACCGCCGCTGACGTTGACCGTGACCTGCCCGAACACGCTCGCGCCGTATGACGACGGGTTATATGTCCCGTTCTGGCTGATGGAAATGGTCGTCCACGGCAGATACAGGCCGGTCGAGCTCTGGTTTGTCGCGTACAGCACGCCGCTGGCGTCGCTGTTCCAGTATTTGAAGTTCCACCAGTTGCCAACGTGGTTTCCGGCATCGTCCAGTGAGATCTTCCACGGGCACCCGTGGCTGTATCCGGTACTGTACCGGTCTGCCGGCGCGGTGATCGTCCGGCTGGCCACGTTTGTCTTGCTCGGTGCGCCGCTGGTAGCTTTCGCCTGGGCGTAGACTGTCACGCTCTCGCCGTAACCAAGCGTGATAGCTGTCGTGCTGTTTAGCCCGACCGTTCCGTAGCATCCGCCCCACCCGTTGTCGTAGGCGTTCGCCGCGCTCAGGTTCCCGCTTTCGTACCAGATGCCGCCGACCTTGACCTTCGCCTTGTAGGTATAGCTCGTATTGCTCTGGTAGTTCAGCTGCCAGTCGCTGGGTGTCGGCCCGCTGATTTCCTTCTGCGCGTAGGCCGTCCCGCTGTCTGATCCGTACCGCAGGTATACCGTCGTCTTGTTGCTGCTCCAGCTGCTTCCGCCAGTCAGGTACCAGGTATCTTCCTGGCTTGTCCCGCTCGCCGGTGTTGGCGCGTCCGTGGTGTATATGAACGTCCGGTGATCCGGCAGCGTGCCCGTCACCGCGTTCGCCGTGAACGCATTGACCTTGACATTGTTTCGTGCCGACAGGACACCGTTCTTATACGCAGTCGTGTCGGCAATCTTAAAATTTGTGACGTGGTTACTGGTGTCGCTGGTGCTCACCGGGTCGCTCAGTGTGATAATGATCTTCCCGGCGTCCGCGCCGGTGCCTTCCTCTGCCGTGATTGTGTGGTAATGGTTGAGGCTCAGCGCCGTGCTGTTGTCCCCCAGGAAGTGCCCTTCAATGAAGTATGGCGACGCGCCCATCGTCACGCTCTGCTTGTAGAACTGGATGCCCCGGTAATACAGCGTCCCGCTTCCGCCGCCGCTGCTGCCGCCGATGCTCAGCTGGCTTGTCGCGTAGACCGTCCCGCCGGTCACGCTGTCGCCGTTCAGCGCGTCACTGTTGATCAGCGTCGCCTTTGTCGTTCCGGTCTTGAGGTTGGTGATGCTGCCGTTCGTCGCCGTGATCTCGCCGTCGATGTAGACCTTGACCTTCTTCTTGTTGCTCCCGCTGCCGATCGTGATCCGGTCTCCGATGATCTCCACAGAGCTGTCGTTGTTGATCCCGTCCGTGATCGCGCTGATGTTGATCGCCGCGCTCGTTCCTTCTCCGGTCACCACCAGGCCGATCCTCCCGGCCTGTACCTGGATGTCGCTCCGCAGGCTCGCCGCCTCGTTCTCGAAGCTGACCCGCAGGCTTTCGCTCGTCATCTGGAACTCCGACCGGGTGCTTGCGATGTCGTTCTCGAACTGGATCCGCAGCGATTCGCTCGTCATCTGGAACTCCGACCGGGTGCTGCTGATCTCGTTCTCGAAGCTGATCCGCAGGCTTTCGCTCGTCATCTGGAACTCCGACCGGGTGCTGCTGATCTCGTTCTCGAAGCTGATCCGCAGGCTTTCGCTCGTCATCATGAACTCGCTGCGCGTGCTGTTGATCTCGTTGTCAAACGCAATCCGCAGGCTCTCGCTTGTCATGTTCAGCAGCCCGTGCAGGTGCCCACACTCGTCAAACACCTCATAGTACAGGTGCTCCCCGTTCGCCTCGAACAGGTAATTCTGCTTCGCGTTCCCCTTTGCGGCCTTTCCGCTTCTCTTGCTCTGGTTCCGGATGATCTCGGTAACATCCTGGCTGTTGTTCGCCAGGTTGATCGTCACGCCGACAGGATCCGCCCGCCAGTCCTTCCAGGTCTTCTTGACGATCCGCTCCGTAATCGTCGTGCTGAACTCCGGCAGCGGCACCCGGCAGATCTTGTTCATAGTCAGCCGGTCAAGGTCTTCCCCTGTTTCTGTCGCCAGTTCCATCCCGCTGATGGAGATCGTCACCGTGGGCTCGCTGTGCCGCCTCAGCCGCCCCAGCGCCCACGCCTGCAGCAGTTCCTTCGTACTCTTGCTCTGGTCGGTCTCGATCTTGTCGATCCGTCCGTATACTACCTCGTTCTCGCTCAGGTAGTCCCCGTCGATGTGCAGGTCGTTCTTGCCGACCGGGTAGATCCGTGTGTACATCCCGCTCCGGCTTACGCTCTTGCGCAGCGTGCTCAGGTTCCTCTCCCCGCGCATCTCGCACTGCACCGTGTTGTCCAGCTGCCGGATGTGCAGCTTGAACGGGTACACGCTCATGTCGTATTCCCAAACGCTGTCCTCCAGGCTGTCCGTGACCGTCTCGATGGCGTCGTACAGGCCGTCTCCGTCGAACTCGTAAGGATTGCTTACGTTGTAGGCAAAATCCCCCAGCACCCAGTCGCTCTGCTGCGCCAGGACATATTCCACCGCCTGCTTTGCTGTGCAGGTTGCCGCGCCCGGCGTGCCGGCCATCATGGCCGTTGTCACCTCGCTGAAGAAGCTCTGATCCTCCAGGATCTTAATCACGTGCTCCAGCCCGATCGTGACCGTCTCCGTGTCCACGCTGTCGTCGATGCTCTTTACCCGCCAGACGATCGGGCCTTCCGGCCCGTCATCCTGCAGCAGCCAGTCGTTGAAGCCGATCTCCGGTGCCCCGTCGCCCTTGCGGAGCGTGATCGAACTGTTGCTGTCCCGCTCCGCCAGCGTCAGCGGCTGCGTCTCCGGCAGGAACCACGCGCCCCGCGTGAGGCTGTGCCCGCTCAGTTTGTACATCTTATGCAAACCTCCCGTAGCAGCTCACCGTGATCTTCCCGGCCCCGCCGGCGCTCATGGAAACCGTCCGGGTTCCTGGGCTGATCGTCAGCTCGTTGCTGCTTCCCGTGTTCCGCTTGTTCATTGCGCTCCGGTATACGCCGCCCGTGCTCCGGATCCGCAGCCGCAGGTCGCACCGTTTCCCGTTGTCGCTGTGGTCGATGACCAGTGTCTCCCCGTTCGCCAGTCCCAGGCTGCTGAAGCTCATGCTGCTCTCGCCCGTGCTGATGCTGAAGGTGTTCACCGTGCTCCCGCTCGTGTTCTGGAACTGCGCCTCCAGCACGCTCTTCTCGCTCCCGACCACGCCCAGCGTCATGTTCGCGCTGCTCACGTTCTGCATCATGACGATCGCCGGGTTTTCCTGCTGCCAGTACGGCACCCCGCAGGCCCGGAACACGATCTGGTATACCTTCGTCCATTCCCACGGATCGCCAGCTGCTGCGGCCTGCGCCCGGAATACCCGGATCCGCCGGTCGGTTTTGTAGTTCGTCGTCAGCCACCCGCCGGCAAATGCCCATGCGTTTGCCTTCTCCAGCACTTCCTCACGCTCGGCCATGTTCCGCTTTTTCAGCCGGATGCAGAACTTCACGGTGATCTCGATGCTGTCCCGGTGGATGTTCGTCACCCGGCTGCCGCTGTCGCCCATCAGGCTCACCGCGCTGATGTTCTCTTTCCCGTCCCCGGTCTCGATCCGCTGGATCATGATCCGGCTGTCCACGCTGTCCAACTGCACCCCGTCCAGAGCCACCCTGTGCCTCAGCTGCATCCTCTCACCTCTTCCAACATTTGCCCGAAGGAGCGCGATGGGCGATTGGAAAGCCCTCGCATATTTCCAACAGTTGCAATTTTGTCACTGTGCCGACCGGCCCAGCTCCTCGTTCACGTATGGCGCAAGGATCTTCCCGGCTGTCCTGCCGTCGATGTCCACCAGCAGTCCGGAGATCCCTCTCCGCACGCCGCGCTCCGCGCTCGTTTCGATGTTGCCCGGCACCTGGTTGAAGCGCTTCACGTCCATCTCGCTCACCTTTTCCGTGGCCGCTTTCGTGCTCTCTGTGTTGATCTTTACCTCGGCCAGCGTATCGTTCAGTAGGCTTGCCGCGTCCGATCCCTCCAGCTTCTTCGTCTCCAAATCCCGCAGGTATTCCACCAGTGCCTGGATCTCGCCGTTGTCCAGCGGCTGATCCTTGTATTCGCCCTCGCCCCAGTAGCGCATCAGGGCCGTCCACGGCTTCCATCCGTTGATGTTGTCATCCGGGCTGCCGTACCGCATGATGTCGCTGTACAGCATCCCGCGCGTCTTATAGTCGCCCAGGCTCTGCAGCACCAGGTCTGCCTGCTGCGTCGGGTTCATATCCAGGAATCCGAGGAATCCGCGCTGGTAGCCGCCGTCCGCCGTCTTCTTCGGCCCGCTGGCCTCGTTCAGCCGCCGCAGCAGCGTCGCGTCCTTCCCGCCGGCTTCCGCCAGCGTCGCCGCCGCTTCCGTCTCCTCGTATTTACCGATCCACCCGGCTTCGTTCGCCTTCTGCGCGATCACTGCCGGTGCCACCGCCGCCGCCAGTACTGCCGCAGGCGCGAACGTGCTCAGGCCGTTCGCGCTGAAAAAGCCTTTGATCCCGGCCCAGAATCCGCCGCCCGCAGTCCCGCCGGTAACGTCTCCCGTTCCGCCGGTTCCACCGCCCGTCAGGCCCTGCAGGCCGTTCTTCAGCTGCAGGAACCGCAGCACTGTGTCGCTCACCTTCAGCAGAGCGAAACCGCCGCCGATGACCTCCAGCGCCTTGTAGATCGCGTCCTTGTTGTCGCTCAGCCACAGAAGCGAATCCTTGATTCCATTCAGCGCGTCTTTCACGGCGTCGATCGCGTCCTTGAACTTTACGTCCTTCAGCCCGCTGAACAGTTCCCGGATCGCGTTGGATATGTCCTCCATCGCCTGCTTGCCTTCGTCCGTGTCCATCCACTCGTTAAAGGCTTTCAGCATATCCGTCACAGCGTTCGTTACATCTGTGACAACCGGCGCCAGTTCCGCCAGGAAGGAATACTTTGTCACATCCCAGCTGTTCTCCAGCGCCTTGTTTGCGTCGTCTACCTCAACAAGTGCTTTCGTATGTTCGTTGCTTACGACCTCGGCCTCAGACATCGCCTTTTCCCATTCAGCTCTTCCTGCTCTGAACAACGGGAGCAGATCACGCCAGCTTTTCCCGAACACCTCCATCGACAGGGCCTCGGCGTCCAGGTTCGTCGATCCTCTTTCCTGCATCTCGGAGATGTTCAGCAGCGTTTCTCCGAGTTCCCACATAACGTCCATCTTGTCGCGGGCTTTGCCGGTTTCTTCGTCGGTCAGATTGACGCCCAGCAGCTCCCACATATTGAGGTCGCCGTCTTTCCAGCCACCCTTCATTTTTTTGGTCATCTTGTCGCGGGCGTTGATGATCGTGCTGACGTCCGTGTCGATGATCTCGGCGGCATACTGCCACCGCTGCAGTTCTTCCGGATCCATTCCGTACCGCGTCGCGTCCGTCGTGAGCTGGTCCGCCCACTCGCCGGCGTCCGCGAACGTATCCCGGATCACCTTCGCGAAGCCCAGCACCTTCTTGATCGCGTTTTCCACCGTGCCGGTGATCCCGGTGATCCCGTCCGTCACGGCCTTGAAGCTCACATTTTTCCCGATCGTCTGCAGCGTTGCCTGGTAGTCCGCCGCGTGCTGGCTGCTGTCGTCGAACGCCTTCCCGCTCCGGTCAAGCCCCTGTTCGTTCAGCGCCAGTTCGCTCTGCAGGTTTACCAGCTTCGCCTTTGCCCGGTTCAGCTCCGCTTCCCATTTCTCCGTCTTGTCGCTGTTCTCGCCGTAGGCTTTCGTACTGTCCGAAACGGCCTTCTCCAGCGCCTTGACGATCTCTTCCTGCTGGCTGATCTGCCCGTTCAGCGCCTTGCTGCGGGTCTCCATCAGCTTCATCGCGTCGCCGTCTTTGCGGAACTCGGCACTTGCCAGCGACAGCTGCGTGCCCAGGTTCTTCATGCTGGTGTTTGCCTCGTTGATGGCCCGTTTGAACGCCTGCTCGCCGTCCACGGCCAGTGTGGTCTTAATCTCCCTCGGCATACTCCCAGCCTCCCTCTTTCTCTGCCGCCGCGATCTCCTCGTAATGGTCGAACAGCGCTTCGTCTTCCGCGCTGATGTCATGGTCGTCCGTTTCCCGGCTTATCCCGTGCTGTTCGTCGTCATACCCGCGCCGCAGCACAAACAGGTCGCACAAAAAGCCGGGTGTCAGCTCCTGCTGTTCGCTCCAGCTGACCCCGGCGATCAGTCCCCAGGCAGTGACCGTGCGCGGCGTCAGTCTGCCCCTTGATCTTTTTTTTCGATTTCCTCCAGCACCTCGTCGTGGATGCTGTCGTCGTCGTATTTTTTCTCTTTCATCGTCACGGCCTGAGCGATCACCCGCTGGATCTCGTCGATCAGCGCCCGCATCGTTGCCGGATCCGTGTCCCGGATCACCTCTTCCGCCGTGATCTCCCCGCCTGTCATCAGCTCCGCCAGTGCCGGGATCTTGTCCTTCTTGAACCGTCCCTTGCTGTGCATCATCGTGTACAGGTCGTCCAGTACGCAGATCTCGTCCTCCATCCGGTACCACATCTTCTGTGTGAACCGGAGCCGTGCTTCTTTCCCGTTGATCATGATCCGGGTGCGGACGATCTCGTCCTTCCCCTTCTCATTTTTCCGGATAATTTCCTCAACCATCTTTCTTTCCCTCTCGTTGATAATTGTTTATATAACCCCAATTTGCCGCAGCCACTCTTCCGCCGTCGGCATCCCCGGTCGGATCAGCTGCCGCTTTTCCGCCTCGTCCTTCGTTACCCGGTACAGTTCCGCCCGGTCGCTGTCGCTGATCTGCAGGAACGCTCCCGGCCACCTGTCGGAGATGTCTGTCCGGATACGCCGGATCCATTCTTCCTTCGTTTTCCCGGCCAGCTCGTCCCGTCCGTTCAGTTCCCAGTAATAGTCCAGCATTGCCCGCGCGGCAGCTGCCCGCGCGTCGTAGATCTTCCCGCGCTCCTGGTATGCTTCGCACACCATCACCCGTTTCCGGTACAGGCTCAGGTTCCGCGCCGCGTCCCCGCCGTCGTAGTTGCTGGCGCTTCCCTTCCGGTAGCACCACATATAGACCGTCTCCGGCATCTTCGCGATCCGCTTCGCGTCGATCTCCATCGTCACCAGCGCGTTGAACATCGCGTCCTCACTGTACGTCAGCTCCTCGCTGAACCAGATCCCGTGGTCGATCAGGAACTCCCGCCGGTACACCTTCCCGTGGATGAATACCGTGTTCCATTCCTTCAGCTTCTTGCACCAGACGCCTTCCGGCGTCTCCATTTCCATCCAGAAGCTGCTCCACACCATGTCCGCCGCGTCCCCGGCCTGCTCCAGGCTCGCGATGATCCTCCCCAGGCTGTCCGCGCTGTACAGCATATCGTCGAAGTCGCAGAACATCACCCACTCCGCGTCCGCGCACTTGAGGCCCTCGTTCCGCGCCGCGCTTACGCCCGTGTGCGGGATATACACCACCGTGTCCACAAACGGGTACACCTTGATGATCCGTTCCATGTCCAGCGTGTTGTCTTCTTCCCCGTCCTGCACCAGCAGCACCCGGACGTCGTTCCAGTCCACCCCGCGCTGCATCTTCAGCATCTCAAAAAACTTTCGCCCCTCGCACCATTCCTCATTCCAGTGCGTGACGATAATATCCAGCAGTGCCATCTTTCTTTCCCCCAGGGCTATACCCTTTTAGTCGTTCTCTCCTTTTCCGGAGGGCCGGTCGCCGTCCTTCTTCCCTTTGCCCGATTCGGGCCGAAGGTGGTCTGGATGGCGACCGGGAAGCCCTCCGGGTTAGGAAATGTTGGCCTTACCGTTAAGGTAGGCCTTGGCCGCCGCCAGCGTGGTAAACACCTGCTGCTTGCGGAACTTCGCCTTGCCGGTGGAGTCGTCATATGCCGCCAGGCCCTTCGCGCTCAGCGTAGGCGTGCCCCAGCTGATGCTTTTCTGTTTAGTGTTGCTGGTCTCGTTCGGGCGCCCGAACTGCACCTTCGGATACCACACCGCCTTATACAGGCGGGTGCCGCTGCGCTTGAGCACGCGGATATACCCGACGCCACCGTATGGCGGATCGTCGTCCGTGACCTCATACTCGTCCGTGCTGCCGACCTTCGCCACGCCCAGCACCTTACTCTCCACGTCTTCCGACAGCTCCGTGGTACCCAGATCCAGCGTGTAGCCGGTCAGGCTCTGATCCGTCTCGGTCACCGTGTCGTCGCCGTACAGCTCATTATCCTCCTTCTGCCAGTTCAGATTGGCAGAAACCGCTTTCCCCATCACCACGCCGGTGCCGTAGGTCAGCGTGTTGCCGCTCTCGCTGCTCAGCTCGGCCCATACAGGGTACTGCATACCGATCTCAGCCATGAGTCGTTCCCTCCTTTAGTCTCTCGTCCAGATTTCTTCCATTGCCCGTTCTGCCGCTTCGGATGCCCGTTCTTCCGCGTCGTCCACAAAGTGGTCGCCCCGGATCCTGCTCGTCCCGTAATGCAGAACGAACGCCTTCTCGGCGTTCGATTGCTTTTTCCGGTCTCGCCCGTGCGGATAGATGCTCGATGTGTATGCCTCGCCGGTTTTCTTCACCGCGCTGGCCCGCACGCTGTTCTTCATGTCGCCCGTGTCCACGTGGCCGTGATCTTCGATCGCGTCCTGCCATGCTTTCACTACGACCTGCCCGGCTTCTCCCAGCATCTCCGTGGCCTTTCGCTCCAGCCTCTCGCTCTCAGCGAACAGCTGGTTCATAACCTCTTCCACGCCGGAAAACTCCATCCGCGCCATTCAGCATCCCTCGCAAACATAGATGTGGTGGACGTACCCGGTGTCCTTTTCATAGTCCACCCGATATTCCACCGCGATGTCGTCCTGTGCTTCCAGTGTTTCCTTCAGCAAAGCGGCCAGCGCTTCGTCCTCTTCCTTTGTGAACCGGTCCACCTGGAATCGGATTGTGCCTTCTTCCTGCCCGTCGCCGTACAGGCCGATCGGCTGTATCTCCTGCCACACCGTGTAGGCGTCGGCAGTTCCGGCTCCGTCGTGATCATACCGCTGCACGTTCGGATCAACCGAAACCAGCAGTGTCTTGATCTCATTCGCCGTCATTGCCCGTCACCTCCCCCGCGTCCTGCCCGTTTCCCGGCGCAGGCGCAGCCGGTGTGCTCGCCCTGGCTGTCGGGTATTTTTCGTACACCTCCAGCGTCAGGTCTGTGATCGGCTCGCCGCTGTCGCTGTCGTCTCCGTGCCAGGCCCGCGTGATCAGGTATTTCTCCGTCTTCGCTTCGCTTCCGTCAAAAGGCGTCAGCTCCGCCACGTCCTGGTTTCGGATACTCCGGCACTGCAGGATCCGCACCCGCGTCGCCGTCTTCATATCCTCCCGTTTCCCGGTCGGACGGGCGGGAGCCGTCTCGAAGGATAGCTCCCCGTAGTAGCTCTCGTGGATCGCCGCCAGGGTGCTGGTCGGCTTCCCGCCCGCAGGCGTTGTGCTGGTTTTCCGCAGGATCCTGCACGTTCCGCGATCAAGAATCATTCCCGCTCGCCTCCCGCGTTTGCCGCAGCCACCTTTCCCGCCGGCGCAGGCGCAGCCATTCCGGCATCGCGCCCGCGCTGTCCCGGTTCTGGTACTGCCACACCGTGTAGTCCACCAGCAGCATCATGTCGTCCGCGCTGTCGGTGAGGGAGATGCCGGTGCCCTCCAGTTCCGCCGCAGCCGCTTCGATCCGCTGCGTGAAGTACGCGTCCAGCGACGTGTCCGCCGCCAGCCGGTTCAGTCTTGCTTTCACCAGCGAAAGCGCCGTCTCTGTGTTCACTGCCATCTCTCCTCACCTCCGTCTCACGCGGCCTTCATCAGGTGGTCTTCGGCACGCTGGCGACCACGCCCGCGCTCACGATCCGGCTGTTGCCGTCCAGCTCGACCACGGTGATCTTCTTGCCGGCAGCCGCCGTGATCGCGGTGGTGCCGCTGGCCAGAGTCTCGAAGCCTGCGGGCAGCTTGTCGCCGGCCTTCACCGCGATGTCGCCCAGCTTGTACTTCAGCACGGGGTCGCTCTGCGCCACGGTGCCCGCGACGGTGATCACGGTCTTGCCGGCGGTCCCGCCGGCGGCTGCCGTCAGGGTCAGGTCATTCAGGCCCGTGTTGGCATAGTCTTCAGCAAAGTCCTTGCTGGTGGTGGGATTGGTGTTCGCGAAGTTGACGATCACGAACGCCTCGCCAGCCACAGGCTTGCCGTCGTACCGGGCCGTGCCCTTGAACACGGTCTGGTCTTCCAGGAACAGCGGGATGTCGCTGCTGGCGAACTTCAGTCCGGCGCGTTCCGCCATCAGGTAGTTGCCGCCGAAGCCGCCGATGATCTCGTTGTCCGCGATCTCGTCGTCCTCGAACTCCACGATCGTGCCGCCCAGCACCGGCATCATGGAGGTGTTGCTGACCAGCGCCGCGTTCGCGTTGAAGGCGAGGGCCTTGGTCAGAATCTTGATGTGGGTCTTCCGGTTCATGACCCAGAACAGGCCGTCGCTGGAATACTTCGGCTTGGCGATGCCCAGCTTCTCGATCAGCGCGGTGAAGAAGGCCACGCCGGTCTCGCTGCCGACGTTGATCTTCTGCACGTTGCTCACGTGCAGGTCGGTCCAGGCGGGACCGTCGCTTTCCCAGTCGGCAGGCTCGCTGGTCTGTGCCAGGCGGGTCACGATGCCCAGCGGCATCTTGGTGCCCTTGCCGAATAGGATGGCCTTGTCCAGTGCTTTCGCGACGGCAATGCCGATCGCGCGGACGATCTCGTCCGCCAGGTCCACATCGCTGTCTTCCAGCACGGCGTTGCAGATCGGGATATACGCGCCGACCTTGTAGCCATCGACCTCAATCTGGTTGAAGCCGATATCCAGCTCGTTGATCTTCGCGCACATCTCGGTCCAGACCGCTTCCGGAATGGTGCCGGCGATGTTCTGGCGAGCCTTGCCGCCCACCCTGCGAACGGAGACGAAGGGCAGCAGCTTGCTGTTCTCCGCCACGGTCTCCCGGATCATTTCCAGCATCAGGTCCGGGATGGTCAGTCCCGCGCCGGTGATGGCGCGTTTTTCCTTGATGGCGGTGCGAACCTCGCCCAGGTAGTTCTTCACGTCCTCACGGGCGAAGAAAGCATCGCGCACCTGCTGAGCCATTCTTGCAAAAGTCCTGCGAATCATACGATTGTTTCCTCCTCTGTTCTCGGTTCCGTTATCATCGGATCCGTTATTGTTGGCTGCGGTACTTTCGCCGCCGCCGGCATTGCCCGCGTCGGCGGGCGGGTTGGTGTCCTGCGCCGCTTCCACGCCCTCCAGCTCGGTTTCCAGTTCGGAGATCTCCTGCTCCAGCTGGTCCGCGCTATTCTGCGCTTCAGTGCGCTCCTGCTCGAAGGTGGCGATTTCCTCTTCCACCGCCGTGCGCTGCTCCTCGGTCTCGACCTCTTCGATGGCCTGCGTCAGCTCCGCCTCACGGGTCTTAAAGCCTTCCAGCTTCTCCCGCAGCGTCGCCAGCTCCTTCTTCTTCAGATCGATCCGTCTCCGGAGCATCAGTGCTTTAAGCATTTTCCTGTTCCTCCTTGCTGATTCTCGCCCTGGCCGACTTTTTCCAGTCTGCCAGGCGGTTTCCTTTCAGCTCTTCCCGCTGTGCTTCGCGAGCTGAAACATTGGTGTCCTCATAGGCCGGGAAAGTGCAAACGCTGACCTCATGAAGCTCCACTTCAGTGATCGTCCAGTGAATGGATCCGTCGTCTCGGAACTCCGTCTCCTCGCTGACGATGTTGAAGCCGAAGCTGCACTGGTCCACATCTCCGCGTTTGACGCGCTCGTACAGGTTCATGGCGTCCTGGTCGTTCGGATTGATCACGACGTCACCATACAGTCCGTGCTCGTCCACCCGCAGATCCAGTGTGTGGGCCTTGGTGCGCCCAAGCACCAGCGTGGTGTCGTGGTTGGTCAGGGCGCGGATATCCCCGCCCAGAGTATTATCGAAAGCGTGCCGGTCAACGCTCTCTGTCATTCCCGGCCCGATTTCATACGTGTCTCCGAATACTGAGAAATATCCTGCAATGTGCAGCGCGTTCTCTTCCTCCCGCGTCTCAAATCGCGTCAGCTGTGCCCGCACCTGTCTGTCGTTTTTTTCCCTTGTAATCATTGTTCTTCCCTCCTCACATCGTCTTGATGATCCACGCCAGCAGCAGCGCGGCCAGCAGGATCCAGATCCACATCGGCATCTTGCTCCCTTCCCGGACACTTCATGGCGTCCGCCGTCAACACGATCCGTCCTTCCATCAGGCACATCTTCTGGTGCGCGCACACCGTGCCGCTCACCCGGCACCGGATCGAGTCGCGCGCCCCGCGCACGATCGCGTGCGGGCATCTGTACTTGCTCATTCTCCTGGCTCCGTTTCTTCTCCGGTACTGCAGTACCGTCTCGGTATGCAGTCCTGTAATTCCCGGATACATTCCGCGCACGCCCAGCCGGCGAAGTCGTCAATAAACAGGAACCGCAGCTCCTGATCTTCTGCTCCGCACATCTCGCAGGTTCCGCGCTTCATGATCAGTCGTTTTGAACCAGTTTTTTCTGGTTCCCGCTGTCCTCATACGGGATATAATTTTCCAGCACCTTGTATTCCTTCAGCCCAGCAGGTGCCATGTGCATCCGGTCGCGCCACTCGTCGCCGTTGATGTATCCGCGATCAGCTCCGGCAAGCAGGATGCTACTCACGGTGCCCAGGTCGTAATCCATCAGTGACCAGAAGTTCATCTGCAGATACCACTTCGGACTCAGGATCAGCGCCCGTGTCATCTCCTGCTGGATCCCCAGCGCGATCGCCCGGATCTTCGTCTGCACGAAATTGTTCCATTCGTCCCGGTTGAAGTCACCAACGCCAAGCAGGAACGCCGGCACGCCGATCACGCTCGCCACGGTCTTTTTGTCCAGCTCGATCGTGTCCTTGATTGCCAGGTCGGCCAGTGTCAGCGGCCTCACCTGTTCCACGCTGAAAGCCTCGCTGGGAATCATCCAGGGATCTCCCGGATGTGCCGGCTTCACATAACCCTCCAGCAGCTTTTCCCGGCCTTCCGGGCTTGCGAACTCTTCCGTCAGTCCGTCCACCTTCACGATGATCGACGGCTTCCATTCGCTTTTCATAAAGGCGTTTTCGGTCTTCTGCGCCTGCTTCAGATTGTTGGCGATGTCCTTCAGCACCACCGTGATCCCGCGTCCCTTCCACAGGTACACCGGATCCGGATTGTAGGTGAAGTGCATCAGCTCTGACGGGTCGAACGTCTTCCCGTCAATCACGACCATGTAATCCCGGTAGCTGTTACCCACAGGCCGGAACGACACCCGCCCGGCGCTGATCGGCTCCAGATCTTCCAGAATCCCGCCGCTGGTATGCGGCACAACGATGCTGTTCCCGTCTCCGTGCAGCAGCAGGTTCATCACAATGGCCGTCATCCATTCCATGCGCGTCATATTCGCGCACGGTTCGATGTCAATCTTCCGGCTCAGTTCATTGATGATCCGCTCGTCCCCGTTTTCTGTGTTGTTCATCAGGTGGATCGTCATGCTGCCGATCAGCTCCGCGATCTTCATCACCGCCGTCTGGATCTCCGGGCAGTCGCGCAGCTGCGTATATCCGGCGCATTCAATATCGCCCTGTCCCAGCCAGAACGCGATACGCTCTGCCTGGTTCAGTTTCACTGTCTCCCGCTTTTCTTCGCTGGTTTTCTCGCTTTTCGTTCCGTGCCCGGGCCTCGCGCTCCACCAGTTCCGCAGCTGCTCCATCCGACCCATCCGTCAGTCACCTCATTCCTCATCAGTGTCCCCGCTGGTCCCGAACCAGCTGCTGGCCTTCCCGGCCTTTTCCAGACATTCCAGCATCCGGACCGTGGCAAACACGTCCGCGTCGAACACGTCGATCCGGTGTTCCGGCTGCACCTTTTCGTACTGGATCATGTCGTCCGTCTTCTCGATTGCCTTCACGTTCTGCACGCAGTATTCGTAAGGCTCCGCACCCAGGTAGTAGAAATTGTCATTCTTGGCCTGCTTCTCAATGTGCCGGAAGCCCTCGCTCTTTTTGTAAAAATACTGCGGCTGGTCCACAATCGTGAATCCGGCCTTCTTCATCGCGATGAAGTATTCCCGGCAGAATTTCCGGTCGTGCCCGATCTGGGCAATCCGGAATCCCATCTTTTTCATGGCGATAAACCACGCCACAACCCGGTCGTGATCGTTCGTCGGCGCGTTGCACATTTCCAGCCATCCGTCGTCCTTCCAGCCGAACAGCGGAATGTTGTCCTTGTCCGCCTTCTCCGCCGCCGCCGTGATCGGGAACCAGCAGCGCGGGATCGCGATGTCGATCCCCTTGTACATGCCGTGCAGGCTCGCCGCCGTCAGGTCGTGCAGCTTGGAAAGGTCCGCTCCGCCGTACCACTTGATCGGCAGGCGGCTGAGCCGCCGCAGCTTTTCATCCAGACTGGCCGTCTCCGGGATCCCCAGCTTCTCCTCGGCCCGCCGGTTCGACCGCCGGAACTCGTCCAGGTTGAAATAACTCTTCATGGACGCCACAAACACGTTCAGCCGCTTGCTCAGGAAGTCTTTCCGCATCTGCGGATCGTTCTGTGCCTGCAGCGCGTCGTTCATGATGTCGCCCGGTCGGATCGTCACACCGTAATTCGGATTAGCCTTCTGGTGCTGAACCGGGTCCAGGAAGTCCACGTCCCCGTTCTCATCCTTGTCCGCGCAGCAGATGAAGATGTAATACTGGTCATCCTTCACCGTGCCCCGTAGCACCTTCCGGCAGTATTCCAGCCGCTGGGCGCAGAATCCCAGCGCGTCATCGCCCGCCGTCGTGATCCCGATCATCAGTTTATTGGTGTAGGCCGCCATCGCTTCCTGCAGGATCGTGTATTGCTTCGCGCTCTTGAACGCGTGCATCTCGTCCGCGATCACGATGTTCGCGTTGAAGGAGTCCTGCTTGTCCGGATTGCTCGGCAGCGCGTTCAGTGAAACGGACCCACCGCCCAGGCGCTCATTGATCACTGCGTGGTTGAAGCTGTTGTCCACCACGCGCCAGCCGGCTTCGGACAGTTTCTTGTCCGTCTTGTATAGCAGGTTGATGTTATACTTCCAGCTGTCGAAGGTCTCCAGCGACTGTTTCAGCGAAGCGCCCACGCAGTATACCTTCGCGCCGCTGTCCTTCCGCAGCAGTGCCAGGCCCCAGGCCAGCGCCGCCGCAAACAGTGTCTTGGAATTTTTCCGCGCGATGAAGATAAACGCTTCATGGCATAGGCTGATCTCCGTCCCCTTGTGGTAGAAGATCAGCATCCCGTACACGCAGAACTTCTGCCACGGCTCCAGCAGAAAAGGCTTCCCGCGCATCGGGCTGCCGTCCAGCGCTTCACCTTGCCGGTGATGGAATGTCGCCTCGATGATCCCGATCACGAAATCCGCGTCCCGCGTCCGGATATCCAGATCATCGCGCTCGCAGAAATCCAGGAACCGTTGGCACCCAAGCACCCGATCCTCGCCGGCGACGATCAGCCCGGCCACCACGCCGTGCGCGTAGCTGAACACCTCGCCGGCATACTTGCCCTTGACCGTCCGGCCCTGTTTATTCTCTCCGGCCCGGTTCCGTGTATCCGTCACTTCCCATCAGCTGCCCCGGTTGCCTTCTTCCTGGCCTGCGCCACGGTCTTTTTGCCCGCAGCGGCCACACGCTCCGCCGTCTTCACGCCAGCCTGCTTCTGTGACGTCTTCTTCGCCGGTTCCCCGGTGTCATCCTGATGTTCGGAGCGCTCTTTCTCTTCCGTGTCATCCTGAGCGGAGCGTAGCGGAGTCGAAGGATCTCCTTCCGCCGCAGTTTCTGGCAGCTTGTCCGTAACCTCCACGGTCGCCTTCTTCCCGTCGCCGGCCACTGTTCGGATAAACTCCTCACCCTTTGCCAGCTCCTCGTCCGTCCGGATCCGTTCCGTCAGATGCTCCACCAGCTTCCGGTATGTTTCTCCTCCCACCAGGTTGCTTACATTCTGCACGCCATCCAGCATTTTCGCGTCCAGCAAGCCGTCCTGCTTCAGATCCACGCACTCATTGATGAACCGGCTGATCATATCTCTCGGATACTTTCCGCCGACCAGCCCGATCACAACGTGAAGCGCGTACACGTTCGCCTTCACTTCCGGCAGATCTGCCGCCACAACATTTACTTTCGTTTCACCTGATGCCATCTTTCTTTCCTCCCGTTATCCACAGATTATCCACAGAACCATTTCAGCCGCAGCAGCGCCGCCAGGTGCGCCACCCGCTTTTCCAGCCGCCGCAGCCGCCGTTCCGTTATTCCGCGCTTACTCATCTGTCCCGGTTTTCAGCAGCCGCAGCTCACCCAGCGCCAGCGCCAGCGGGTCGTCCGGTTCCTGCGGTTTCTTCCCGATCGCGCTCTCGTTCAGCTTCTTCACCGCGCTGGGTGTCATGCCCATCTCTCGCGCCAGATCGATGATGCGCTTTTCCACGAAGTCGATCTCCGTCAGCAGCGGGTTCTTCACCGCGTAGCTGCTGCCGCCCTTGTTCGTCTGTTTGATGATCGCGCTTCCGCCGCTCTTCCGGAAAGCCTCCTTCGTCTGCTCCCGCCGGATGAACAGCTCCGCCAGCATCTGGATCTCCCACTCGAATTCCTCCCGGTAGATCCCCAATCCGGTCAGGACGTTCCGGATCTTAACCCGCATTCCCTTCTCCGTCGTCACCTTCACGTCCTCACCTCCGTTTCTCAATATCTTGTGTTTTCTACAGCTGCAGATCAGCTGATAAAACCACAATATCTTGATTTTGAACTGTTCAAAATCAAGTGCTCCTCATATTTGCAACAGTTGCAAATATCAGCTGATCTTTACGGCCTTCTGCCCAGTAAACTTCTCCCAGCGTTCGATCGCCGCGTCCACATAGCGCGGATCCAGCTCCATCGTGTACGCGCAGCGCTCTGTCTGCTCGCATGCCATGATCGTCGTCCCGCTGCCATTAAAAAGATCGAGAACAGCGTCGCCGTTTCCGGTGTTGTTCTCGATCAGGTAAGCAAATAGCTTGACCGGTTTCATCGTCGGATGGATGTCGTTCTTTGTCGGCCTGTCAAAATCCAGTACCGTCGTCTGTTTCCTGTCGCTTGCCCAGGTATGCCCGGCTCCGTCCTTCCACCCGTACAGGCACGGCTCGTGCTTCCACTGGTAGTCCTGCCGGCCCATCACCAAACTGTTTTTGTTCCAGATCAGACACTGCCGCACACTCCACCCGACCTCGAAGCACGCACCTCGGAAGTTGTACCCTTCGGAATCCGCGTGCCAGATATAGAAACACGCGCCCGGACGCATGACCGCATCCGCTCCGGAAAAAGCGTCTCGCAGGAACTGCCGGAAGTCGCTGTCCTCCTGGACGTCGTTTTCGATCTTCAGCGCGTCCTTTGTCTTGCCGGTATAATCCACGTTATACGGTGGATCGGTCAGGAGCAGATCAGCCTTTTGCCCGTCCATCAGCTTTTCGATGTCTTCGATGGACGTGCTGTCACCGCACATCAGCCGGTGCCTTCCAAGCTGGTAGATCTCTCCTCTTGCGCTCTTCGGTTCTTCCGGCAGGCTCTCCTCGTAGTCGTCCTCGACGACGTCATGAGAAGTACCCCCCCCCGCATCGATCCGGGTGTCCATCTCGTCGAACTCGAAGCCTTCAAACTCAAGCTCCTGCACGTCCTCCTGCAGGTACTGGTTCCAGTTGCTCTCGTTCGTTTTGTTGTCCACAATCCGAAGCTCGCGGATCTCGTCTTCCGTCAGATCGTCAGCACGAACCACCGGCACTTCCATAAGGCCCAGCATCTTTGCGCCCAGGACGCGCCCGTGTCCGATCACGATCACGTTACGCTCGTCGATTACGACCGGCTGCCTCCATCCGAACCGCCGCAGGCTGTTCGCCAGGTTCCGCACCTGCTCTTCCGGGTGGTCCTTCTGGTTTCGCTGGTACGGCAGCAGCTCGTCGATCTTCATCGGTACCGTCTTCGCCATCAGCTCGATGCTCTGCCGGATCCGCTCCGCCTGCTTCTCCGTCAGTCCAGCCGGCCCGGCTGCCGGCACTCCGCCAGAAGCGTCGCCGCGCGTTTCTTCGGCCTTTTCCCTCGCCATCTTTCTTTCCTCCGTCACGTTTACTAAGAATCAGCGCCAGCGCGATCGGCATCTGATCCCTTTCCAGGGCCTTACCCCTCGACCTCATTTTTTCCGCCGTGTATATAACGACCTCCCCCGCCCGGCGTCGAAACCCCCACGGGCCATTTTTAGACCCGGGGG